ATTCGGTATATCAAGAGCCATGGAAGGCGACTTTAAGGGCGCTGCTGCCGAGGTTGGTTCCGGTGCTCTGAGTATTGCCGCCGGACCAGGTACTGCCGCTTCAGTTGCCGTGGACGCAGGGCTTGCTGCTCGTGATGTATATAAAGAAGTGTATGATGTATTTCCTGAAGATGAAAAAGATCAGACAGTCGTAAAGGGTAGAATATCCATGATAACAGATATGGTAACTGATTATCTGAAGTCATTATTCACAAGTGAGGAAACTCCTAAAACTGAAGCTGGAGCAGCACCTGCCACCGCGAGTGCTACTGGATCTGAGGCTACCGATACAGGCAATGTCGAGGCTCCATCTAAAACTTCTATGACAATGTCTGGTCCTGGTGCCGATAAGGTGAGAGAAGCTATGTGGGGTGGTCAATCGAGCGCAGCACCTGCTTCAAGTGGAGGTGCTGTGTACGGTGCCTCAGCAAATAATGCCGCAGCAGCTAGACCCTCTACTCAGGGTAGTAGTAATGTTGTGGTTTCTCCGACTACCGTGAATAACAATAAGAGTGAAACTAGAAGTTATACCGCGCCAATAAGGAATCAGGATTCAACCTTCTCCAAGGTAATGGAATCTCGATTCGATTTCTAAATGCGAAAAGCCACCCGAAGGTGGCTTTTTTATTTCTAACTAGCTGTTACGCTTCGTTAGCCATGTTCTGAAAATAACTCAGTGAGTCATCGTCATCTTCCATCGCTGGCGCTTTGGATGCCTTTGGCGCAGGAGCAGGTTTGCTCTTAGGCGTAGGTGCAGCATAAGACGGTGCGTCGTCGGCTGCGTCAGCTTCAGCAGTTGACATTCCACCAGTTGATGATAATACTAAATCCAATTGCTTCTTCAGGTCAGCATATGATTTGAAGTTCTTAATATCAAGCAACTCAGACAACTTATGTTGTTTGTTTGCAATGACAAGAATTTCTTCATCACTTTCCGCAATAGGTGCAGGTTCGCTGAAGGATGATTTATCATAATTAGGATAACCCTCAACTTTGGTCTGCTTCAATTTGAAGTCAGCACCTTCCCAGAAATCAAATACATTGACTGGCTTCTCATCCTCAAAGGTTGGGCGAGCCTTATCCATGATTTTGTCAAAGATTTTCTTTCCAAATTTAAACAAACGCACCTGACCTTCATTCTCTGGATGCTTTGGATCAGAAATAATCAGAACGTTACAAACATAGGTAAGTTTGCGTTTCTGTTTACGGGCAACTTCCTTTCCTGCTTCAGTACCGTTATTCCAGAGGCTTGAATTCAATTCGCCGACTGGGTCTTTATCACCAATAGGATTACCATCAACCCCAGGAGTAGATAAAGAATTTTGAATATACCATTTACCCGTTGGTCCTTGAAAGGCATGACTGAAGATTTTGACCCAAGGTAATTGATCACCCTCAACACGTGGGAGGAATCGAATTGTAGCAGAAGCGTTGCCTGCTTTATCGGGGTCAAGTTTCCAGACTCGATCATCTGTATAAGATTTCTTGTCTGAAGATGGGTTTGCTGTTTTGTCGAACGCATCAGTAATTTTACCGAAGTCGTTGTTACGCATTTTACGCAGAGCGTTGATATCCATATCGTATTTCCTTTTTGTTAAAACGTATTGTAGTTGTATAAGATTTATGCTTTAGTATGTGTGATAAAAATTTCATCTGAAACCGCAGCAACGTCTTTGAACGGTACTTCGTCTTCATAATCATCTTCATCGTACATATTTAGGACTTTCATTCCACGCCCTCTAACATTGGATGCATGCTTCGGGCGTTTCTTGTACCGCACTTCATCATCATCAAATTTACCGCTCACATTTTTTTTAGAATTTCCCATTACAGTTCTTCTAATTCCTGAATAAAGTTATTGTATGATTTTGAAAGTTTGTCGGAGTCGAATTTCACGAAACCATCACACTTCAAAATTCTTCTCATGTCATCTTTCCAGAGCACCGTACTATTATTATACCATGAATCCAGATAAGGTTCAAATTTATTTAATAGGTACATTGATTCTATTGAGACCCGCTTCCCCAGAAATAATTTCAAGATCAGAGGTATATCGCCAGAAGCAAATTCAAATATTTGACTTTTATTTAGTTTGTCTTTTTCTGCCTGAAGCGAAACTGTTCCCAGATCATCTTGGAATACTTTACTTAGGCTTTGCTTTCTACGCTCCCATTCGGTAAGGTTTGACTCGGCTTCTTCAACCGAATACACAACGCTGTTGTTTCCGTAGGCGAAGTTAGCCACGAAGAATTGAATAACGTTCCGGTCTGTGTCATACTTCCTTGCTATTCGTTCAAAGATAAACCTATCATTCCTAGCAAGGAAAGCCTGCTCAGTGCCCTTAACGTTACCCCTAGTCTCAAAAACATTATAGTTGTCTTTGGTGAAGTGTAACTTCACGGACATATAATATTTGTATGCTTTGAATCCAGTAATCATTCGAGCATTGCGGTCTTAGGGAGGTAATTGTTTTCGCGCATGTCCATCTCAATTTTATCCTTCAGAGATTTACTCACTAAGGAAACAATATCCTCGGGTTCAAGAAAGTTCTCAGCGCAGTAATCAAGAACCGCATCCATGTGACAGATACGTTTCTTAGCTGCGATTGATTCGATGTGTAGAGAGAATTCAGTTGTATTTTTAAACATTATTTTTCAAGGTAATAGTTGGTTAAACGAACAAGGTGTTCCACTTTATTATACTCCACTACCTTACTTTTGTAAAGTTTCCATACAGGAGTATTGGGAGTTTCATGATCCATTTCACCCTCAAATTTATCAAGAAATTTACTCATGAACAAATCAAGGGTCATCCGTTGAATGGTTAGTTCTTGACGGGCTTTAACCAGAGCGTCTTTGTCAAACGAAATTGCGGAGATAGTATTTGCGGTAATCATTATTCTGCCTGTTCGTAAGTTAGTTCAAAGATATCGGGCTTGCATGCGTAGAATTCTCCTTGAACTCCTTTGATGATATAGTCGCCAGAAGTTGCAATATGCTTGACCGTTAAGTTTACTCCATCTTCAAGCGTGCCGATTTCTGCCTCAGCAACTGCTCCAGGGGTGCGCACCATACGAATCTCACCCAGATTACCTTCACAGAATTCTCTGAGATATGCTTCGGGCGTTACACCATAGATCCAATGGATGGCGTCAATTACTACGGGTTTCTTTTTAAACTTCATACGTTCTTCTCCTTGAGTTTTTGCTGAACCTCCACAGCCACAATCCATCCATCGCAATTAACACCACCTTCTTTAGTAAGGCGCTCAGTGATTTCAAATATTTCTTCAGCCGTTAGCCCGACCCATTCTTTGCGTGGTGGTGCGGTGTAGAGTGGGATTGCTCCTTCAATATCTTTATAGCTTTCCATGTAAGTTTCTAAATGGTCTTTTAAAAACCAACCAACAGGCTCTTGCCACGGATTGCGTGGTGGTGTGTCTTTCAAATCTACACGCATACCAACCTGATTCAACGTCACCATGCCAAACCCTTTGGGTTCTAGCCCTCGTGTGATGTTTGTTTCGCTGCCTTGGTTACTAAGTGTTGGTGTGTCTTCGTAGTATGCGGCTTCAAGAATTTTTCGAACATCATGAGGTAATGTCCAACCCTCAAGAACGGTGAAGACGGAAAGTCTAAGATTATCAACTGGAGGTGCGTATTGTTTTATTCGATACTCTTCACTAAAATGCCATGATGGAAAATTTTCATTTATCCAACCGTCATCTCTTCGGTAAACTTGAATTTGCTTACCTTCAGCCCAAGCTATAATCTCATTGTAGTGTTTACGATTCATTTCATTACCTTTGTTCATTGATTATTGGATAATTTGTACCGCTACATACTGAATTGATCGACCGTGCTCTAATTGCATCGACACAACCTTGATAACTTAATCCTTCAAACCACCGACTAAGAACAAGAATTGCACAAGCCTCACGCTCGCGAGCAATGGCAAGCATTACCATCTTCAGCGTATGACCGTTCATTTCTTCAAGGTAGTCTTTGCGTACTTCTTCAGCAAAGTGTTCAATATCCCCTAGCTCAGCCTGATAACATTTATCATAGGTTGCCCATACGATTCCGGATTCTCCGAGTAACTCTTTAATCAGTTCACGGTTCATTTGATAATCCTTATCAGAGAGTTAAGCCTAGACTTCCGAGGTACTCATCAAAGAGGTAGTTATCCTCCATGGCTTCGAGAAGGGTATCACCGTCACAGATTACACGGTCATCCTCGCAGTTCTCTCTGATGTAATCCGAGTAACCAATACCTTCCCACAAGGCAAAGCCTTCGTCTTCTGATATTTCACGCAATTTAATTCTCATGCTAATTCCTGATCAGAGTAGTTACAGTAAAGGGCGGCAATCAGGCGGATCTCATCGACCGCCAAACCCGTTGCCCGACAGACCGCGTTGAAGTCAAAGTTGTTTTCTTCAATGATCGCGACCACATCCATAATTTTGTTTTCCATATACATATCATTCCTTGTTAGATAATTAAGTATACTTGATTTTTTATTTAAAATCAAGCTAAAACTTCCAGAACCTTACAACGGGTCATAACCGTCTGGTTCTTGCTATCGCGAAGGTTATGAGCCTTAACCGAACCCTTGAGCACTAGGGTTTCGTTGGCCTCGCAGTGAGGGCTGCCGCTCGCAAACCACACCACATGATTACCCGTATCAACTTCCGTCATCATGATACCGTATGACGTGCCGTAGTTTCCGGCGATAGGGATAACCTTATTGACCTTCACGGTGAGGGTAACTTTGTCACCGACCGCGCCGATGAATTCGTTCTTCTCTACCTTAGTTTCTTTGGCAGCTACGATACCGTCATAACGGTTCTTAGCGGCGATAACCGAAACCAGATAGCCCATGTACTTCGCGGGGATAGCGACCTC